TCCTCTTATAGGCTCATATGGGCTTCGAAGAACCGCGTACCCGACGCGGTCCTCTGTGGAAGGGGATTGTCAAGCGCCTCCGGCTTGTCAACCGTGACAAGGCGCTCGAGGCCCGAACGAGGACAAGAAGTGACCTCATTCCCCTCGAAGTTCTTTTTTAACTGGTGGGAGCGACCAGCGAGAAGCTGTTGAAAGGCCGTGAAATGAACGGCTGGTCGCACCGATTCCGGCACTCGGAGACCACAGCCCCCTAGCTCGATGGGCGCACACAGGTTGTAGCGTCCATCCTCGGTGTGAATCGCAATGCTCCTGCGCCAATGATGCTTGATCCTGTCAAAGGCTCGAGCAGGGTTGTTGCAGTTGTCTAGAATCCACTGGAGCTTGGGGATAAGTGGTCGTTCCGCAGTCTCGGCACGCAGAGGCACCCTTGCTGGTCCAGCCGCCTCCTGGAGGAGGAGACCACAATTCAGAAAGGGCAGCTTGTGAAAGCTGCTGCCGCCTTTGTGGAGCCAGGACTCGGAATTGACGGTGATGAAGTGGGGTGAAATGTAATTCTTCCCGAGCGACAGGGTGAAACCTGCCCGAGATACCCACTTCTTCCACACCTCGTAGAAGGCCGCGTTGGCCTTGAAGAGGATGTCATCACCGTTAACCAAGACCGGGAGCTCCTCCTTCCTGAACTTCCGACCGGTGAACTCCTCGAGAGCGCACCAGTAGGCCGAAAGATTGACGGCACAAAGAACAGGAAAGGAGAGCACAGAACCCATCAGTTGGCCGTTGAGCATCGTGAACGGCTCCAAGCCGTTGCCCTCCTCGACCAGACGATCGGGATAAGAGACCTTGTGGCAACCAAGGACCTTCTGGCAAATCAGGCGCTCCTCGGGAGTCGCCTGGAAAGTGTCCAGCATGGCCCGTAAACAGGACTGGTTGACCTCGAGAGAGAGTCCGTCAGTCGCCGCAGAATAGTCTCCCGATACCCATTGGTCGAAGGGCAGGTCGAGTGCAGATGTGGATTCCTCGATACCAAACAGCATGGAGGCGTCAACGGGGCAACCCGTGAGCTTGAATGCTGGGACCTCTTGAAGGGCATTCCACATCTGTTTCTGGAACGTTTGAGCGACAAAGTAAGGGATGGCTTCGCCTTTAGTGATCACCCGGCATTTCAGGGGCTCGAGAATGAGCTCCACTTGTGCCGACAGGTCTCGTCCCTCACAAAGAGAAGCGGCCGCATGGAGAAAGCGTTTGTAGGAGGCCATGGGCCACCCTCTCCGCTCCACGACGCGACCGTTCCGCTCATACATATCCAGAAGGGGAGGCTCACAGGGAAGGTTGGGGTCGCCTCGACCCTCAATCAGCACGCGGTTGATTGCGTGCACTGCAGCGAGCCTGCCCCCCTCAGACCTCTTACACTCAACGCAAGCATGATTCGAGGCGGTCTGAAGGCGGCGACGCCACCTCCGATCAAGAAAGACACGCTTCCACCTCGAATGAGGCCCTGCACGCACGTTCCCAGTGTTGGTCCGGCCCCAGATGGCCCGGAACTTTGAGGAGAACTCCTCGTCATGATCCAACGACTGTGCCTGCGTCAGAGCCTTCTTGTGCTTTTGGCAAGAGAGAACTTCGAACTCTTTCGGAACCGGAGCTGCACCTCGTTTGACACCCTGGAGGATGCCGTTGAAGACGGTGCCAGCGCGAGTGCTCGTCGTACGCGACGCGAGCAGGTTCCGGAAGTGTTTCCGCAGAGGACCCCTAAGGGGGAAATCCATAGAAGCCTGAGCCTCGGGAAGGAATGGGGGCCGCGAGTGGACAATATCTCGATCCCGCAACCACCTGGCCATGGGCCAGGCCACCCAGTACTTCAGCACTGCCACCTGTTGGGCAGGGTCCAATGGAACAAGTGTGCTGAAAACTTCCCGCAAGTCTGCTAGCTTAAGGCGGAGAAAGATATCGTCTGAATCCAACAGCACTTCAACAAGTGAACGAAGAAAGTAAGTGCAGTTGATGAGCGTGTCCAAGAGTGATATGCTCAACTTCAGACTCTGCTTCCGCCCAGCCAGGGCGTCCTTCACCATATCGAGACAGTCTGGAAGGTCCTCAGGACTCATGCCAAGCTGCCTCAACGTTTCCAGGTGAAGGCGCCCGCCGCTCGTGCCATCACGAGTGAGGCTGCCACAGCGCATCGAGAAGGGTGATGCAGGATGCATTTCCCGTCCCTCTGCCATGTAGCAGGTGTGACGACCACTCCCTTTGGTTAGGGGTCCCGGTCGTCACTCCACGTTTTCTGAAGCACTTCTTTCGAGTGTGCTCAGTAGACA